AGATTCGTCGATTACGACCATAAGTGACCTCATCGTCTATTATGAGGTCACTGTCTTCTAGATCAAATTTACTTCGCTGGAGTAGCGGCTGGCTTTGCGTCTGCTTTAGGTGCGTCTTTCTTTGCAGGCTCACTTTTGACAGGCTTCTTTTCGTCCTTCTTAACTTCAGCCTTAGCTGGTGCTGGAGCACTCGCTGTTGCCGCTGGGGCTGCTGGCTTAACTTCTTCTTTCTTAGCAGGTGCTTGTGCAAATGCTGATACTGCGAACACGGTAGCGAGGATTGCGATTGCTGATTTCATTTCAAAGTTTCCTTTTGGTTAAGTAGGAATTTCTACCCCTACATATATATAACGCGGTAGCCCGCATGTTCGTTGACAACTAATTTAGCCAAAAGAAAGGACACCTAAGTGTCCAATCTAATAGAGTTAACTAGACTCTAACTGCAACGAAACTTTTAATAGCCTGCCAATTCTCTAATACGAGCCAATTCTGCAATCTGTGGATCTTGCTGTTGTGGTGCCATTCTTTCTACCATTTTACGAGCAATCATTTCTGCCTGTTCGCCAAACTTCTTGCCTACCATAACTGCAACACCTTCTGGGCCTTTAGGAAATGTGCCTGATTCACGGTCGTAAAAACTGTGAATAAATTCTGCCAATTCTTGTATACCTTGTTTCTGACCTTCCATACCTAATTCTTTCTTCTTACGCTCTAAGCCTGCTGAACTAGTTGGTGATTTTGTTTTCTCATCATCTAAATCTTTTGAACTCATCTTCCAATCATCGCCACCTTTATCTTTTCTCATAAAAGCAGGAACATCACTCTTGTTGGGACCGTTTGCTGACTCTTGCGGAACTGGTTCTTCTGCTGGAACCTCTGCTGCTGGTGCTTCTGGCGCTGTTATATCACCCCCTTGGTCAGTCGCCGGCGCTTCACCTTCTGGCTCCGCTGTTGCGTTTGGATCAAAGTCTCCAAAATCTAATTGCTCTAATACTTCTGGTGCATATAGGCTCAACCATTGTTGTACTAGACCTCTTGCATCCATCTCGGGATCTTGTGCTGCCTGTGTCTGAATTTGTTTTTCTAGTTGAGGATCTTCAATAATACCTTTGAGGCTTTCAACGGCATTGCTACCATCTACACCTATTGGAAAGGCCTGAGCTACTAACTCTTGTAGTGCTTGTATTGCGGTTGCCTGCTCTTCTGGTTCTTGACTTTGTATAGGACTATCTTCTCCTAGGCCCATGACCCATGATTCAAAGCGATCAAACTCATTATCATTTTCTTCAAGATCAAAATCTTCTGTAGTTGGTTGTTCAGTGTTTGTCATTGCGACTATGTCGTCATAGCCTAATTCGCTTTCCTTCATTAGTCTGTACAGAACTGGAAATACGCTTTTGATATCTTCTTTAAAGTTCTTAACTGTAAATTTTTCAGTATAATCTTCGACTACTTCTTGTGGAACTTCTAATGCCTCTTGTGGCTGGAATGTTTCTTTATAAACATCATAGTGACTCTGCTTGGCTAGTCTAGACAATTGTTCACGCATCATGTTTAATTGTTGTTGGCTACGCTCGACTACATCGTTCGTTTCGAAGTTCATTAGGTCGTTGCGTACAACATAGTTATTGAAACTTTTTAGTTGAGCAATCTGCTCGCTCATATTGATAATGCTTTTGCCTATGTCATCGTAAGGTACACCACCGTTGGCTACATGTCGTTGCATTGCACGAGCACCGCTTAGGTGGATGAAAGGATATTTAAATCTTTCACCGTCTTGATTTTCTACAAATAGTGCCGAAATATTTCTGCTTCTAGCACCAGGTTGCATATCGTCTGCAAGTGTTTGACTGTGTTTAATAATCAAACGGGTATCCATTAACTTTTGATAGCTCATTGTCTTGCTACCATATAGTTGGCTTTCACTCATAATACTTTCTCCAACAGGTTGTATCACTGTATTCGGTTGTTGCTTTGGTTGATTGTGTTGCGTTAAAAATTCGTAGTCTCTGCGATCTAGATTATCTTTGGCAATATCTCTAGTGTCAAAGCTCATCAATCTGCGTTTAGCAAATACTCGTAATTCTTTTAGGAATCCGTACCAGTTGTCTTTCTGTAGGGGATCCATGCTTTCTGTGATGCCTGTGCTGAAATAAACTTTGATAGAATTCTGTTCTGCAAGACTGATACTAACATGTCCTACAGCAGTTTCGCCTTCCATGTAATCAAAATCAAAGAAGCGGGCTTCTTCAGGATTGATGGTAATAGCACCCAATTCATTGCCTAGTTTTAGGCCTTTGAAGCGGCTGCGAATTTTATAAAATAAATCAGTGGCAATATTGTTTGTTGCATCCATAGTTATATTTATCAAAAACCGCTAGACACAAAGATAGGCATGGGCATCTGATCTTCGGTGATTTTTTCTGTTAGTTTGTCGTAGATCTGTGGATCCCAGTCTGCTAACACACTAGCCATGCGTATAATTAGCAGTACACCGCTGACCAGGTCATCGTGCTCGCCTGTTTTAGCGTTAAATCCAACACCAGTTGCTACGAAGGTCTTAAGTTCAGAAACCAAGGGCTTGCTGTAGATCTTCATCTTTTGTGTTTCTAGCATGTTCTTAAGTTGACTACACGCTGTAATTTTTGTACGATGCGTAGTATTAAATCCTTTACGGAATTTACGCACATGCCCTTTGCGAATAGGCTCGCTAAGAAAAAGTCCCGGAAAGTTTTCTTCGCCTATATCACGGATAACAATAAGAGCAGCTTCTCCAAGAGAGTTGTTTTCTACTGAATAGTATAGCTGCGGCTGTCCACCCCTTTCTGCACCTCGATCCTGAATATATTTCAATATCTCTCTCATAACTTTAACTTGACTTTGTATAGGAGTTAGATTATGACGCCACTCTGCAACCTGTTCCATTGTGGGCATTTCAAAGACCTGTATAGCACCATAATCTCCGCCTGTACCAAGACTCGGATCGTGCGCTACTAGATAAGTTGCCTGTGGGTTTATATCTTTGTACCAGCGTGTCTGTCCCATAACCATTGTTGGTTCAATGCCCTTCATTTCTGCCAGTCGCACAGCATTGATCAATGTTTCGTCAAAGATCAAGAATTCACAGTCAAACTCACGACGGAAACGCTCGTCACCAATTTTAGCTCGCTCTGTTTGTGCCCACTTTTCATCGCGATCCGGATGTTCGTTCCAGTGTGCAAAGAAACTATGAAAACCGTTAGTACCTAGTGGTTGTTCAATACCAAACTCGTCAAAGCGTTTTAGTGCTTCGGTCCAGATTAGTGCAAACTGATCTTCGTCTGAGTTAGGTGTTGATGTAATAATACACTTACCACCTGTTGACAGCGTAGGTGATAATGCAGTCCAGAACTCTTTGGCTTTTTCTGGAGGTTGTACGAAGGCAAACTCATCGCAATAGATCAATGAAAGAGACTTACCACGTCCTGTGTTTTCTGTAGTAGTTACTGCCTGTATGCGAGCACCATTATCGTATTCAATTGTATTTCTATTATAGCTATACACTCCTGCACGAATAAAGTCGGGTAAGTTCTCATAACCAAAGCGGTAACGATTCATAATATCCTGCGCACCTTCATATTTGTGAGCAGCAATAAGAACCTGTGCTTCTGGCACAAACATTGTATACCATAACAAGTAAGCACAGGCACAGGTTGTCTTGCCCATCTGACGAGGTAACATAGCAATACATTGCTTGTTGTTATGATAAGCGTCAATTAACCTTTCTTGATATTCGTAAGGAATAAAAGGAATTGATCCCCGTGTAGGGTGTTGAATTTTTAAAAAGTTTTTAGCAAAGTATAACGGTCCAGTAACAGGATCCATACATGCTTCTAAATGCTTAACTTCCTCAAGGGTATATCGTTGAGGCGCATGAGCCTTTTTAATTAAATTACCGTCTAGTGATTTTGCCATATTGTTATTTACTGAAAAAAATAGGCTCCGGAGAGCCTATTTGGTTTGATGTTTTTAAAATTACGCGAATGTCAAACCACCTAACGCTACTTCAGTAATTGTAATATCATCTTCTGATGTGCCCAATGCTGCGCGGATAGCATCTTCTAAATTTTCATACCCGCCTGCAAATGTCGAACTTGCGCCGTATCCGTCATTTGAGTCTTCACCATGAACTAATGCTACAAATTGATTAGCGCCAGAAGCTGTTGGCTTGCCAACATAATAAACCTCTGCACGACTTTGAAGACCAGTGACTGCCTTAGACATATTGCTGTTGACAGCAGCAGGTGATGTAGTAAAGTCAATAGTTGCCGATACAATCTTAAGTGCTACTAATGTAGGAGTACCAAAACTTGTGTATGGTCCAATGCCTGCTGCACCATCACCTAATAATTTTCTTGCATTGGCATCAACATTTACTGATGTGCCTGCTGCCGCTACGCCGTATAAATCTGCCATTATTTTGCTCCTTTAGCTTCTGCTAATCTCTGTTGTAATTCTGAACGGATGCTAGCACGAAGAGCATCTCTGCTTTCGTAAGCACCTGCAGCCATTGGATTATCTCCACGATATGCTTTACCACTAAAACTTTGTTTAGGCTTGTTCATGCCACCTGCAAGTTTGTTCACCATGTAGTCAACATCTTTGTAATCAGAACCTGGACTACCGGCAACAGCGTTTCCAAATCCTTCTTTTTTCTTTTCGTCGTCTTCTGGCTCTTCACCTTCTGGCTCTTCTTTTTCGGCTTCATGATCATCCATATCGTGGTCACCGTCACCGTCAATGTCGCCCATTGCTTTGGTTACATCATCACCGTCATCGCTGTCTAAGTCTCCCATTGGGGGCATATTGTCTGCATCCATGTCGCTTGGACCACCCATGTTATCTGCATCAGGCTCATCATGTGGCTCATCCTTGTCTAGGTCTGGCAACATTTTTAACGGACCTTTATCTAGGTCACCTAGATCACCAATGCTAGAAATACTTGGACCGGGAGGTGTTAACGAAGGCATACCCATTGGTTCAATTTCAATAGCCTTAGGCATTGGTTGATTGATCATGTCTGGATTGACTTTAGTCATCAACTTCATTAGACTTTCAATGTTGTCCATACCTTGAGCATTTAAATTAACACTCATGCTAGGATGTGCTGGAGGCGGAGGCATTTGGTTGCCCATCATGCCCATTGATGATTGTCCCATCATTGGATCACCACATTCTCCAACTGGTGTTGCTTCTTGTACTTGTGCCTGTGCTGGTTGATCCAACTCACGCATTCTTGCCATTAACTGATTAAAATCCATTATTTACTCCCCATGGCGCTTTTTAGGCCGGCCTTGTCTGTTTTAGCCTTGGGCAGTTTATACTCTGTCGGCCCGTCTTGATCTTTTTTGCGTTGCTTTGCTGTTTTTTCTAAATCTTTTAAGAAACCACGATTGAAGTCATCTCCAAAATAGTTTTTGCCTTTGATCTTGGGATCACCAACTTGTGCATCAGTTAGCAATACATCTTTAACTTCTTCTAGATCTGCAAAAACTTGTTCAGTTTCACTTGGTTCGTCGCTGCCTCTAACACGGAAGCAGTGTTCTTCTAGGCCCAAACTTTTAATATCATTGATAATTTCTGGGCTGGTAATTGGGTATTCGCAAATAACTTCGAATATATGAACTTCGCAGTTTTTCATTGTGGGAAAGTCCAAAGGCAATGATTGAATCGGAGTTGTGCTAATCTTTTCAAGTTTAATGCATTTGCATCTATCTAAAGATGTTTTTAGATTTTCTTGAAAAGTCTCTGGCAAGTCACCGGCTACTTTGACCTTGAAGTCGTAGACCTTTTTGCTTTCGGTAAGATATTCTTTTAGAGTTTTCATACGAGTATTTATGCTTTTCCGCCCAGTTTCTTGATCATCTCATTGCGATCTAACACTACATATCCTGCACCGTTGATAACATCATTTGGGTCTTCGTTGTTGTCTTTGTCAATCTTATACTTCTTTAATTGTAGATCAATTGCTTTGAGTTTCTTTTCAACTTTGTTAGTCTTTGCTGTGATTGCATGGCCCAGCATCGAACTAGCTACTTCAAAAATCCTGCTAGAATATCGCACTTCAACATTCATGCCTAGATCCATTAGATCATCGTAGGCTTTTTCAGCCTTGTTGGCTAGATCATCAAGTTCTGCATCGCCTAGATCGTTTAATTCGTTGATTGCTGGTAGGCTTTGTGTAATGCGCTCAACCTCAGCATAGCTTTCGTCAATGCTACGCACAGGTGTATGATCTTTTACCGGTGTTTCTACAGCTAGCTCTACCTCTGGAACAGGTTGAGCTCGTTCGTCTAGATTAAATAATTCTTCAAGTTTCTTGGTCATATCAGTACTTATCGACGACTGCCGCCTTGATGGAAAATATCACCTTCATTTACCACCCTAAATTTTAAGCCTTGTTGTTTGCACCATGCCCTAGCAGCTTCCCACTTGGCCATGTTCTTTACATACTGCTCTTGGTTATATCTGCTCTTTCCTACTTTTTCTAGTATAGTTTGGCTTTCTGGTTTTACTTCAACAACTTCAGCATGTTTGCCGCCAGTTTTGTCATTGTAGACAATAAAGAAGTCTGGTACATATATTGTATACTTGCCGGTAAAGGGATCACGATAGGGAATCTGTATGCTTTCGCTGGCCCATTTTTCAACACCTTGATGTTCATCTAGCATACGCATGAATACAAATTCCCAACTGCTACGAGCTAGTGGAGTCTTTTTCCCTACATACTTTTCAGGATTCTTCATTTCAAACCGACCTTGGGCAAATTTCATAGTTAGGCCGCAATGTTACGAGTCTTGAATTGGTCGTCGGAATTGGCTGCTTTATATCCTAGAGCGCTCGAACTAGGTCTATTGTTGTTTAAGATTTCTGCAACCATGGCGCTGAGTTTTACACCGTCGAGAGTTTTTAATTGATCGATTAACTGAAATACAGGAATACTTTCTAGTTTGGCCTGTCGTAATACCACTGCCGCAGTAATTTCAGCAGCATCGCGGTCAAATCCGTTGGTCATAAAAAAGCCAATAGCCGCTTCTACATCATTGGCTGAAAATTCTAAAGGACTTTGGCCATATTCATCAAAGAACAATTTAGTTTTTGCTGCGCTGTCTGTGCTCGATTCAATAGGTGGTAGATTTGTTCTCATGTATTATCCAAAAAACTTTTTGGCTGATGCTAGTATAGAATCACCACTAGGGATATTTTTAGGAAATATACTGCCGGCAATACCGCCAACAGTATTAACAATTCCGCCAATTGCCGCAGGACTACTAATAATCTGTCCTAGTTCTCTTGCAATGCCATCCTTGCTTAAACCTTTAACATTATTATATGTGTTTATAGATTTAATTGCAGTACCCAAGAATCCTGACGGACTGTTAAATGCTGCGCCACCTGCAACATCTCCAAATATACTTTCTATGCCGCCTAGTACACCGCCTTCACCAAACAATGCAGATGATCCACCACCTTGAATGCTTAACGGACTTGGAGTTACATCGTAGTGTAGTGTGGCAAATCCCTTAGGACTATTAGTTGAAACTTTTCCTGTACTATACTGTACAGATTCATACTGTATAGTCATAGCACTTTCCATAACGCCGCCGTCGGCGTAGTCAACATTGCCGTGATTCCAACTTTGAATTCTAGGATTAACTAGAGTGTAACCGTTGAATCTACTACGACTCATTGTATAGATACTAATACTCTTAAAAAAATCACCACGCTTGTCGTTGTCTAGACCATATCGATAATTATCAAAACTTGTGCCGGCATTTCTATAGTGCAGGTCTTCGTAGGCATTTGACGGTAGTTTACGATCTTGAATATATGCAGCATAGTATATCGCCCATAACGAATTAACAATTCCAGAATTGTCGTCGTGCATGGTAATGTTAACTGGTTCATAATTCATTGACTTGTACAATAATTTTTTTCTATTGTACTGATTTTTTGTAACCATTTCAAAATTAAACTTTGGTAGTTCTACAGTTTTGCAAAGTAGAGCAACTTCTTGACTATGTTTTGCAGTAAATGCTGTGGCATTGTGTGCCCAAGGATTAATGTCAAATACCACATAGTAAAGAAATTTATGTCTTGGGGCAAGTCTAAATGTATCGTCAACAAATGTTCTGGCAGCATGTTGCCAGTCACCCATGATTCCTTTTGGTTTAGTAATACCTCCGACAATACCGGTAAAGAAATTACCATCGCCGAGTAGATATCTTGTGAATTTATTTGCCATACAATTATTTATGTCACAAAAAAACCCGGTATAAAACCGGGTTCTTTTGAATCAATTAAGATTAAGCTGCGCCTGGAGTCAAACCAGTAATAGCTTGAGTAGCTGCTTGACGACCAACTAGCGTACCAACACCAACTGTACCAGCTTCGTGTAGGATGTTGTCGTATCTGATGCTTAGTGCAACTGTAGCAACTTCATTGGTTCCATAGTTCAAATCACCGTAGTCAGTGTTTTGTAGGAAGCAACCAAAGCACTCAAATGTCTCAAGTACTTGTGGGCCTAGGGCACCGTTACCACCGTCTAATACTTCAACGCGAGTTGTGAACTTATAGTCAATACCAGAACGAGCACTTGCCTGCTCTAGGAAGTCGAACTGCTTCTGAATTTGCTGACCAACTAACTTGATAACATTGCCTGCTGCGTCATCACGGACGTTTAAGGTCAACATTTCGTGCGTTGGTTTACCGCTTAGATAGATCTTTGAGTTGTAAATAGGAACTTCGATTTCTTCAAAAGCAATCTTAGGTCTACTTACGTCAATGACCTGCTTGGTTAATTCTGTACTAGCCTGTGTACCGAAGCCAAGCAATGTCACTCTGAAGCGATACTTCAGTTTTGGCATCAACATACCAGTGTTGGTACCAGGACCAGCTGGGTTGATCGAAAAGTTATTTAATGATGTAATTGGCATTTCTTTGCTCCGTTAATTAAATTTCACCAGTATTCTTGATGCGTACTGGGATGTAGATGAATTCTACGGCCTTGACTGGCTCAATAGCAATATCAACATACAACTCATTACGATCAACTCTACTTGGTGTGTTGTTTGACTCATCACAAACTACTGCAAAGTCATACAGAGCTCTTAGACCAACTAGTTCTAATAACAAGCTCTCTACTGCGCCTTTGATTTCATCACGAGTGATAGAATCGTTTGGTTCAAACACATATGGGCGAGCTAGTTTTGATAGCTGGCTTCTTAGATAAACAACTAGACGAGCTACGTTGATTCTATCTAGTGCGCTGGCATTTCTAGCACGAGTCTTCTGACCATAAGCAACTAGTCCAACACCAACAAAGAATGGAATCGGATTAACTTTTAGATCATAAAGCACATCTCTTGTACCTTCGTTCAATGCAACAGTTTGGAATTCACCGCTTAGTGCATCAATGTAACCTACGCTGGTTGCGTTAGTAATACCACCGCGTCTTGTACCTGCTGGTGCAAACCACGGATAGCTAACTTGGTCGCTTAGTGCGTATGTCTTCAACATCATGTGTGATGCTGGAACAACTGCGTTAGCACCGCCTAGGTCTGTGGTAAATCCGTTTGGATAGTAAACTGCGCAATATTCGTCATAGCTAACAATACCGTCATCACCGTTGTCTGTTACTAGAGCAGCATTAGTACCCCAGTTTAACAATGATGTAGCATCGCTTGGTAGACGCAATGGTGTGTCACCGATAACGAACGCTGTTTGACCACGATCAATGTTCAAGCTGATCAAGTTCTGTAGCGTCTCTGGATATCCAGGAGCAGCGATCAGGTTGAAGTTTCTACGCTCTTCGTCACGGATTTCTTGGCTAGTGTCGATAACTGACTTCATTGCCTGTACAACAACTTTACGCTGTGCATGACGACCAAAGCTGCCAGAACCGTCTTCGTTGTTACCACTTTCTGTAGTCCAACGATCTGACCAATAACCACTCATGCTTTCGCCTGAAACAAATGCGTTACCAGCTAGGGTAGCAGCACCAGTTCTTGCATTGTCTGCATTTAGGTCAATGTAGCTGTTTTGATATTTCTTAACGTTACCACCACTTCTGCGTAGGTTCCATAGCAACATACCTTTTGGATATAGTGCTGGATCTGGAGCATCTGGGTCTAAGTAGTTGTTGGCTAACAAGTCAGCAATAGTGCTTGGTGTGCTTGATGCACCACTAGTTGCCCAACGAGCATCAGCAAATAAAACACCTTGATCTGTAATTTGATCTGTCTTGTCAACTAATACCCACTCTAAGTTTAAACCGTCCCATTTGTAAATTGTTGGGAAATTTTCCATGTCAGCTGTGCTGATCCATAGATCACCGTTGACTAGTGCTGAACTGTCGCTTTGTCCGTTAGCTGCTGCTGGAGCAGTAGCACCTACAATTGGGCCACCTGGGCTTGTTTGTAATAGTGGATCAGCGTTGTAGTAAGGGCTTGTAGAATGCTTGTAACCAACCCATGTACGACCGTTATGAATCATCATATCAACTTCAGCAAAACTGTTGTTGTACCATAGTTGTCCGTCTGTTGGCTCGTTTAAAGGAGCATCTGGACTTGCTGCAAAACCATTTGTGGCTTCGTCGGCTAGTGGGCGCCAGTTAGTAACAATATAATCTTCTGCTGCTTCTGTAGGGGCAGTGTAGAAGTTAGCTGTACCAACTTCTGTAACCACATTATAAGGTGTAAACAATGCTGCTACAGGGTTTCCTGTGCCGCCTGCGTCAGTTAAACGAATCTCACCACCAACCTTATGGCTTAGTGTAATTGTATTGTCGGCTGTAACTGCTGCTTCAATGTGATTTGTAACGGCTGCGCCAGCTGTGTCAGTCATTGAAATAGCATTAATAGCTGCTGCTAATGTTTCAGCATCAGCTGTAGAACCTGCTGCGGTGAAACTAACTGTTGTTGCTGCAGAAAGTGCTAGACTACCTTTGATAGTTTGTTTAATAGTAAATGTTCTAGCACCTGCTGCAAATGTACTTGCAGTAATTGCTGCGGATTCAACAACAGTTGAACCTGTAGTTGCTCGTCTCCAAACACGGAAGCTCAACTCTTTGAAAGTTGTGTCACGATCATCTGGTTCTGCATCTGTCCCGTCAGCATAACTGAATTGTTCTTCAGCATTAGCTAGAACATAGATACTGTCAGCTGGAATGTTTGTACCACCGCCACTACGGTCTAGGTAATACAATGAACTTGCACTAGTGTCATAGATCGGAGCATCGTAGGCCACCCATGCACTAGTTGCAGAATTCCAACGCTTAACTCTCCAACGAGCGCCTTCACCTGGCTCAGTTGTTTTTAACCATACACTTCCAGTTGGCTTTGGCTCAGTGTCGCCAGACTTAAATTCTGGAACTGCTGTGTGAGGAGCAATAGACAATGTTGGAGGAAAGTATTCGCCTGCCTTAATACCAATGTCGCTGGCCGTTACTGTAGCTGCAATAATGTCACCAGTGCCTGCTGCTAAAACAATACTACCAGAGCTTGTTGAGTCAGCTTGACCTTCTGTTGCACCGTTGCTGTATAGATAAATCTTGTTGTTTACTAGTTTAGCATATACGCCTGCGCTTCCGCCCATTGCTGTATTGATATCGCCAACTAGACTTGCTGGAGTTGTTCCCGATGCAGTAATCAATGTACCATTCAATGAGAATGTATCACTAACTGACCATGCACCTGTACCAGTAACAGTTTTAGAAGTAACTGTTGGCCAACTAGCTGCCCAACCACCGCCACCTACTTTAACCCATGTACCTGCTGACACTAGACTACCACTTTCGTTGTAGCCGCCGCCTGGGCTCTTGAAATAAATTCTTGCTAGTTCTTTGGTTACTGAACCAGTTTCAAATACTACCGCATAATCGCCAATAGATCCAACGGATCCTCTTGGTGCATTACTGGTAATTTTTGTTGTTGCATCGTCGTCTGTTAGAACGATTGGCTCTTTCATTGTGAATGTTTGACCGCCTGTGGTGTCACCGGCTGCGCCATTCCATTCAAAGATACCGTATGTTGTGCCGCGAGTATCAACCCACCATGCACCATCTGTTGGCTCTGCACCTGGCTCTGTTGCTGTGCCTTCTAGCTCGTTTAGGTTAACATCAGCACGTACAATAAATGCACTTGCCGAAACACCTAGATAGCTGTAAGCTGCCAATAGACCGTATTCGTTGCGCTCACTACCGTGAATTGGTGTGTTGCTAGGTGTCTTTTCAAAGAAAGGAACACCAAACAAATCGCCTACATCTTTCTGACTTGTTAGTCTAAATGCTTTTCCAGCATTTGCTTTTGTTGTAGCAGTAGCAGTGCCTGTGCCTGCTCCATTGCTTTTATCCTGTGCTGTGGCTACGACGATAAGAGGAGTGGTACCAGGTTCAGCTGGTGTATAAAAGCTCTCATCAATTATCGTAACTTGTACGCCTGGGGAAACTAGTGCCATATCGTTATCTCCTGAGTTTAGTTCTCTCATAATATTTAGCGTAGTCTAGGAAAAATGGGCACTTATAGCATATTGAAAAGGGGCTGAAAAGGTGTAAATATCTGTATGCGTCCACTTTGCAAATGCGGTTTAAGACCCCGTGCGGTTAACTATAAGAAAAACAACAGAGTCTATTATCGTAGCCTCTGTGAGATCTGTATGGCACACGGAGTTAATCATGGGATACCCCGCTGGTTTAGAGCAGGGTATAGGATGAAGTCACAATGTGATCGTTGTGGATTTAAGAGTGTACACCGTGACCCGTTTAGGGTATTTCACGTTGATGGCAATCTAGATAATTGTCGCCCTGCAAATTTAAAAACTGTCTGTGCTAATTGTGCTCAGGTATTAGCCAAGGACGGAGTTAACTGGAAGCAGGGAGATCTCGTTGCTGACTATTAGTTTGGCCTGTTGATACAGGTCGTCAATTGATCGATTGTTGTCAATGATAGTATCAAAATCTGTTCCGACCCAGGCTGTTTCACTGGCGTGAATTTTGCGCATTTTAAGATCTTGGACTGCATAGTTGTGTCCTAAATTGGCTTCAATGGCAGTATCATACCAATCAGGTAATTCGCCTCGTTGTACCCATACAATTTTTCCACCAGCATCTCGAATACTTTGTATTTCGTTAGGAAAGCGGCAATCACTGATCACTACATTGTCTTTGCTGTTACGGAGTTTGTTTTCTAGGCTGGCTATCCATATATCATCATGAAATGCTTTACGACAAACTTCTGTACCCCAGTATTGTAGTACCCAACGTGGAGTTAGTGTAGGCATTGCTAGTCGTTCAGCCCACCACGGATCCACTTGTTCTCGCCATTCACGAGCTTCTTTTGTACGACCTTCTAGCAAAGTTCTGTCCCAACCGAACACTGCTGCCACTGCATCTTTAAGAGTGCTGGCAAAACTTTCGCGTCTAAATTCGTGGAAGTTAACAAGGTAATCAGCAACTGTATCTTTTCCGCTGCCAATGAATCCGCATATTCCTATAATCATAAATGTCTCCTATAAGACAAGTATACTATAGAATAATTACAAGGTCAAATCTGTTTAACCAATTATGAAACTGTAACCAGATCCACCGGATACCAGTGTTTCTAATTCTTTAGTTAGTCTTTCCAAATCAGTCTGCGCTTCGGCTTTCATAGCTGCACCGTTTAGTGAGCTACCGCCTTGTGGGCCGGCAATTTGAGCAAACTTTTCACGGGCTTGTCCTAGCATCATCTTGCAGTTGGCTAGACTATAATCTTTTATCCATTGTCCTGCATAGGTATCATTGATGATAGCAAAGTCTGGACGAGTGTTATATACCCATAACATTACTTCTTCGTCACCACGGGGCCGTTGTTGAATAATCAACTTGCGATGTGTTGGGTGCCATGTAAAGTTGATAAATGATCCAAACATCTTACCTACTAGTTCCTGATACTGACTGAACAATTCATAGGTTAGTAGGCCGCCCATGTTAGTCGATGACAACAAATAGGTATTAGTGTAGGCAAGGTTGAACGGTTCAAACACTGTGCCGCCGGTGCCGTTGCCACTTCTCGAACCAACGCTGCGTCTAAAAATTTGTCGAACCTGCTGTATTTCTTTTGGAAGAATATACTCATTAGTATCTTGTCTTAGCGTCATAAACGCATAGCTTTCTTCTACTGAGTTATCACTTCTTTGTCGAAACACCGCTAAACTACGAGCTAGTGCTATTTCGTAATGCTGTGGGTCTAGTTCAATATCGATCATGCCGTCACCCAGCATGAGTTTGCAGTAGTCGTAGACTTCTTTTTTGGCTTGATCTATTTGGTTCATACAACTATTTATCGTAGCGGTAAATATACTACTATGCCAAGACTCAGCTTATACCGCCCAGAAAAGGGCAACGATTACAAATTCATTGACAAATCCGTTTGGGAAATGTTCCAAATTGGCGGTACTGATGTGCTGGTTCACAAGTATGTTGGGCCCGGAGCCGCTACACAGGGCGATACTCCGAGCACTCCAAACTACGGTACTTCTAACGAAACGCAAATTCAAGATCTGTTGTTTTTAGAAAACAGAGATCGCAAGTACGATCCAGACATTTATCTGTTGCGTGGAGTTTATAACCTAGCAGATATTGATTTTAATCTAAGTCAATTTGGCCTGTTTTTACAAAATGATACTATTTTTATGACTTTTCATATCAACGATACTGTGGAAAAAATAGGTCGTAAGATCATGAGCGGTGATGTTATTGAACTGCCGCACCTAAAAGATGAACATGCCTTAAACAATTTACAATTTGCTCTCAAACGATTCTATGTTGTTGAAGAAGTTAATAGGGCCGCAGAAGGATTCTCAGTAACTTGGTATCCGCACCTATATCGTGCAAAATGTAAACCACTGGTTGACAGTCAAGAATTTAAACAGATACTTGATGGGGTTGCAGAAGAAGGCAGTAATACCACACTGCGCGACATCATGTCAACTTATGAAAAAGAAATGCAGATTACTGCTGCGGTGCTGGATCAAGCAGAAGCGGATGCTCCAAAGAGCGGATTTGATACTACACAGTTTTATCACTTGCAACGAGGTCCTGATGGTAATCCTCAACTGATCAGTGCTGATCTAGAAACAACTTTTATCACAGACAATCAACCGCAGGCCACTGATGAGAATGGTGCTCCGCTATTTGACACTGAAGGTAATCCGATATATGCAGGTGTTACTGCTGATCAAACTTATAGAACTATTGAGCGTGGTGGCTATGGAGAAATAAACGGCAATACAGATACTTGGTTGGCAGACGCAATCCCTGCCAATGGTGCTAGATTTACTGCTGGTATTGCTTTTCCAGCAACACCACAGGAAGGGCAATTCTGTCTACGAACAGATTACTTGCCTACTCGACTGTTTAGATACAGCGGTACACGCTGGATCAAGATTGAGGACAATGTGAGGATGACCATGAACAACTTAGGCGCTAGCGATGTTGGCACCGGCGATAGATTTGTTGGCAAAGATGTTAGACAAACACAAAAAGCATCGTTTGTTAACAAT